CCCGGAAAACATCGTGCCGCCGTACATCGTCGCGCACGTCGAGCCGAGCGGAACGGAAGCGCCCGGCGGCTTCCCGATGCTCACCTGGCCGGGCACGACTGAACCGGATTCGGGCGCGTCGCCGCTCCACGACCTGCCCTCGACGCAGCTCTGCCGCGACGAGGTGGACCTCATACTCTACGGCTTCACGAACGCGACGGCGATTCAGTACCGCCAGTCGCTCATCGACTACTCCTGGACCGATGCGTTCGGTTTCGCGAACAACCCAGTGATCCGGGACGAGAAGCGCACCCAGGCCGAGATAGCGACTATCGCGCAGAAAAAGTCGATCCATATCTCGGCCTGGTACCTGCAATGGACGGCAGACGCGATCGCGCGGCGGCTGATCCTGGAGGCGTCCGTCGGGTCCTGGACCGAAGTTGGAGGGGTAACATGACCTGGGGCGACATCATCCGCGGCTTCTGGGGAGGCCGCAAGAGCGCGCCACCGGCCGCGCAAGACGAACCGCTCATGTCGATCGAGGAGCCGATCCCGGAGGCCCCGCCGCCGAGGAAAAGAGCGCCCGCCAAGAAGGCGCCGGCGAAAAAGGCGATCCGCAAGAAGTCGCGATGAAGGGCGCGTCCTGGTCGCCCGCCGAGGACGCCGTGATCCGCGAGGAGGTCGCTCGGGGCGATGCGATTGGCTCGCGCTGGGCCGATCGCGCGGTCTTGCGCCTACCCGGCCGGTCGCGCCCAGCCGTCCAGGTGCGAGCGTCCGTTCTGCGCGTCTCGAAGCAGATGCACATGGACACGCCGCCCGATCGCGAGCGGGTCGTTCGCGCGCCGCCGCCGTTCGCTCCCACGTCGGCGAGTCGCGTCGTGCCGTCCGGCGCGGGGATACCGGACTTTCTAGCCGACTGCCCGGCATTCAACCGCCGATAGCGTAAAGGGCCGGGCACCCAAGCGCCGAACGCCTTCCCCGGCTACCAACTCGGCTATCTCGGCAGGAGACAAGTATGGCAGGCGTAGGACCGCAGCCCGGATACGGGACCGTCAACCAGCAGTTCGGCCCGTTGCGCTACGCCGCCCGACGCGGTTCCCTCTTTCGCGGCGGGAATCAGGCCGTCGTTGCCACGGCGCTCCAGACCGGGCTCACGACGGCGTCGACCGGCGGGCTGATCCTCTACAACCCGCTGACCAGCACGGTGAACCTGTCGATCCTCGAGGCGGCGTTCGGGTTCATCGTCGCGCAGACGGCGGCCGGGGTCATCGGCCTCGCAGTCGGATCGGCCGCGACGGCTCCCACCGGCACGCTGACGGCGATCACGCCGGTCAACGCCTTGGTCGGCTCGACCAAGACGCCCTCAGGCAAGCTCTACTCCTCGGCGACGATCACGCTCCCGGCGGCGCCGGTCCTGGCGAAGATTCTCACGACCGTCGACACGGGCGCGATCACGGTTGCCCCGAACGGCGGTCCGGCCGCATCCGACGTCGCCGGCGCGATCGAACTGACGCCGGGCTCCTACTGCCTGTTCGTCTCGTCTGGCGCCAGCGTCGCGAGCTCGTTCTTCGGGTCCTACCTCTGGGAAGAAGTGAGCCCCTGACGCATGATGCGCGCCGGATATAAGCAAACGCCCGAGCATATCGAGAAACGCGCTGCGTTCAATCGTGGGCGGAAGCGTTCGCCCGAGGCTATCGAAAAAACCGCGGCCGCGCTACGCGGGCGAACCTATTCCGAAGCCCGTAGGCTGGATATGTCGCTCGCGCGGAGAGGCAAGCAATATGCCCTCGGGTGCAAGCGCGACGAGGCGTTCCGCCGCAAGCTTTCGGACTACTACCGCAGCAATCCCGAGAAGCACAACCACTACGTGGACGGCAAGGCCGCGGAGCGCTCCAGCGCGCGCGTCGCCGAAATGGGTCGCCTCGACTACCGCCTTTGGCGCGAGGCGGTCTTTGCCCGGGACAACTTCACCTGCCAGGATTGCGGCCAGCGCGGCGGGCGGCTCGAAGCGGATCACATCAAGCCCTACAGCCTGTTCCCGGACCTTCGGCCCGATGTGGACAACGGCCGAACCCTTTGCAGGCCCTGCCATCGGTTGACAGATACTCACTGCGGCCGGATAGCGCTCTACAAGCGGCGCCTAGCCGAAGAGATCGCGAGCGCTGCTTGAATGGGCGGACTCGGCCCGATCCCCGGCGGGAACAAAACGACGCGCAACGTCTCGGCCGCGACGGTCATCAAGTCGACGGCCGGAACGATCGTGACCGTCTGCGTCGTGGTCGCGGGTGCCGCGGGCGCGCTGTACGACAACGACTCGACCTCGACCGGCAACACCGTGGCGAACCTGATCGCGGTCGTTCCGGCAGTCGTCGGCATCTACGCGCTGAACTGGCCGTGCGCGACCGGGATCACGTACGTTCCCGGCACGTCTCAGGTCGCGAGCTTCGCGTTCTCGTGAAAGGGTAGCCGATGGATAACCCGTGGAAGTGCCCGGCTTGCGGCGTCTGTAACGCGCCGGGCGTCACGTCGCATCGCTGCGATGACGGCTCTTGCCTGGGCGGTGGCGCGATCATCGTCGTCTCGCCGCCGATTCCGCCGGGGTTCTATCGCTGCTCCTCATGCGGTACGCACGTGCCGAACGGCCAGGCTCACCAGTGCTGGACGTACGTTCCGCAGCCGACTTGGTACCCGGTCACGTTCACGACCTGCGGCTCGTCCAGCATGCCCAACATCGGCGGAGCCTTTCAGGTCAAAACCCTGGTGGTGAGCTAGATGGCGATCACGTCCCAAATCGTCACTGTTGACGCAACCGTAACCTCGGCCCCGTCGCCCTCGACGCTTCAGCAGTCCGGCGCGATCGTCTCCGTCGGCGGCACCACGCAGACCACCGGCACCTACGCGTACTACTCAACGCTGACGGCGCTCGTCGCCGCGCTGTCCTCGGCCGGGAACTACCTCGAAGTCACCCACATGGCGACGACGTTCTTCGCGCAGGGGAACGCGGTCGGCGTCTACGTGCTCGAGCTCGGTGTCGTGGCCTCAGCCCCGGCCGGGATCACGGCGCTCAACACCTGGATCGTCGCCAACCCCGGCAACTTCTACGCCTACCTGACGCCCGCGACGTGGGACGCTTCGGGTGCGGCGCTCAACACGATGGCGGCGAACTACTCGAGCCCGACCGGCAAGACGTACTTCTTCGTCACCACGACCTCAGGGACGATCTCGGCATACCTCGCGACCACGAAGGCGATCGTCGCGATCGTACCGAGCCCGACCGCTGCGTCGAGCGAGTTTCAGGCCGCGGCGTTCTTCTACCAGTGGCTCGCGAACTTGCCGGCGATCGCATCGCCCGTTCCGCCGATGGCCTTCCGGTACGTCTACGGCGTCACGCCCTGGGTGCTCAACGGGAACGGCACGACGATCTCGACGATCCTCACGGCGTTCGGGAACATCATCCTGTCGGGCGCGGAAGGCGGTGTCTCCACCGCTACGCTCCGCAACGGCACGACGATGGACGGCAACCAGATGATGTTCTGGTACGGCGTCGACTGGGCGCTGATTCAGTCGAAGCAGCAACTCGCGAACGCGATCATCAACGGCTCGAACTCGAACCCGCCGCTGTACTACAATCAGGCCGGGATTAACACGCTGCTCGCGATTCTCGACGCGATGGGAGCGGCCGGTACGTCGTTCGGGCTGTTCCTCAATGCGACGTTCGCCGCGACATCGTTCGCGACGTACACGGCGGCGAACCCGTCGAACTACGCGGCCGGTATCTACAACGGCTTCTCGGGGTCGGTCACGCCGCAGCTTGGATTTGAAGCGATAACTTTTTTTCTTGACGCCGTGACGTTCGCGTAGGGAGCGCGCAAACATGAGTGCATTCGCGCCCCTCACCGCCCAAGGTTTGCTTAACCGCGTCCGGACGCACATCGTCGTGCCGGGAAACACGTCGCTGAACGCAACTGCCGCCTACATGGGCAAATCGCAGGCCGTCCTCACGTTCGAGGGGCCGTTCGTGCAGCAGCCCGAGACGGCGACCGGGATCGTGAACTCGCCGCAGCCGTACGTCATGGCGCAGATCGTGCTGTCGCTCTTGCGTTCGCAGGCGCTCGCGGCGCTCTGGATCGCGCAAGCCCAGTCCGATAGCACCCTCGGCAACGTCGTGGCGTATTCGGATTCGGCGAACTTCCCGTCGGTCACGCTGGCGAACTGCTCGATCACCGAGGTCGACCCCGGCGCGTTCGACGGCGTCGATCCGACGACGAAGGTCACGATCAAGGGAGTTTTCTACACCAATTCGAGCATGTGGGCGCCGAGCGCCTAACGAGGCTTCGTGACGATCAATGCAGACCTCAAGCTCGCGTTCCCGATCCGCTGGAGTGACGACGCCAAACCGCTGATCTGGGCGTATCACACGCCGCTTTCGCGCGAGGTGTTCGACGCGAACTACCGGGTGATCGCGGCGACCAAGGCGGCGCTGTTCTCGAAGGGGCTCGGCTACGCGGCCGAGATCGCGCCGACCATCGCGTCGCTCGCGCTCCAGGACGCCGCGCGCCAGGACGCGCTCGAGAGCGGCGTGGAGGGCGACGGCGCGAGGCCGCTGCTGGCCGAACTGAAGCGCCTCACGATGGTGCTCGCGCCGGGCGCCATCGGCTACGAACTCATCCCGGCCGAGGTCGCGGTAGCGCGCAAGGTGATCGACGACGAGGACTGGTCGGAGGCAGAGTCCGGAGTCGTTTTTTTTACCTGCGGATATGCGATGACGCCCCGGCGGCTTCGCGAGAACAAGGCAACGGCCTTGGCGTTGATCCTGCGGGGATCGACTACATCCTTGGCGCCTTTGGAGTGGGTCGCTTCTTTGCCGAAGTCGACCGAGGGCGAGACTTCCGAGCCAGCCCCAGCATCGTCGCTGCCGTCTTAGACTGGATCTCCGGTGAGGGATTCCATGAGACGTTCGAGCGGTACGGGGGAGATCGGTTTGAATCGGCGCGAGAGTATCGCGAGCGCTACGTCGTGCGGGCGCTGCGTGATCTCGGCAACGGCTAAGGCGGTGTGATTTGGCCGTAAAGCCGATCGTAACGATCGATGTCGACTCTGCTCAGTTCGAACGGTTTACGGCGCTCTTCAACGACTATTCGGCCAAGCTCGAAGAGCAGCCCGCGGCGTGGCAGAAGCTCAACGCCGCGATGGGCGGCGGCGCTGAGGCGCTCAAGAGCGGCGCGATGAGCGCCAAGGACGCGCTCGCGCTAGCCGGTGCACAGGCCATCCTGATCGTCGAAGAACTGAAGAACGCGACCAAGGGGCAGTCGGAGTTCGGCCGCGAGACGGAGCGCTCGCACAAGGGCATGAAGGGGCTCGCGACGACCGCTAAGGGCCTGGGCTCGACGCTGTTCGGGATCGGCAAGTGGGTGACCGGAATCGGGATCGCGGCGCTGGGGCTGGGGGCGATCGGTTCCGGTTTCGGGTTCGGGGCGCTGGCCTCGGCGGCGCTCAACCGGCAGCGGTCGGCGAATCAGCTCGGCCTGAACCCGGGGCAGCTCGCGAGTTTCCAGATCAACGCGCAGCAGTTCGGCGACGTGGGCGAATTGCGGGCCGCGGCAGCCGCTCAGATCGACATCCAGAAGTCGGGGATGTTCGCCAACCTTCACATGGACTATCGCAAGGCGAACAAGGAAGCGGCGTCTGACGTCTACTTCGACGCGCTGATATCGGCTCGGGCTGCGTGGAAGCGGCATCCCGAGATGCCAATGGCGACGCCGGAGATGCAAGCGTTCAGGGGCCTCGGCTTCAACCCCGACGACGTGCGCGCGGCGGTGATGGACCCGACGTTTGCGCGCGACATCGCGAAGGTGCGGCGGGATACGCATCACGACGCCAGGAGATACGATCTACCGCGCGATGTCGTCGCAGACATGGTCGTGCTCAAGAAGGCGATGGATTCGGCGGGCATCCAGATCGAAACGGTCTTCATCAGGGGTCTGCACGGACTCGCCGGACCGCTAGCGACGCTCTCGCATGAGGTCGTCGACTTCATCGCGTCATTTGTTAACGGTCCGCTGTTCAAGGAGGGGATCGACAAGGCGACAGAGGGCCTCAAGTGGCTCGGCGCATACCTCAATTCGCCGAAGGCGAAGACCGACTTTAACGCCTTCGAGGCCAACCTCGAAACCTTCGGCACGAACGTCGGCATGATCGCGTCCGAGATCGGCGTGATCGCGGACAAGTTCAAGTGGCTCCTGCCGAAGCCGAGCGGCAAGCCCGGTGGCGATCCCACCGAGCCGCATATCCTCGCCACGGACCAGTGGATCAATTCGCACCTCAAAGGCGCCGGGCAAGCGCTGGTCGAGGGGGCGAAATGGTACTTCGGCCCCGCCTCGGAGGCCGTGAAGAAGGCCCTCGTAGGCTCGGGGCCGGGGTTAGCGTTTCAGGTGATGCGCAAGGCGGTCGCGACGCTAGCTTGGGCTGGCGGCTCCGGTGCGGCGGGCTCGGATCTGGCGAACCCAGCCATCGCGCACAACAGCCTCATCGCGTTGCTCTACGGGCTCAAGCAGCGCGGGCTGGTTCCCGGGGTCGGCTGGGTGAAGACCGGTCACCACGACGACGGCCCGCTTCTCCATGCCGGTGGATACGCGGCCGATATTGACCTCATCAACAAGCAGAGCGTCGATTCGTGGGCCGGGAAACAGGCTGCGCTTGCACTCGCTGGTTACCGCGGAACGCGCACCCTCGGGCTCGACCCCTGGATGCGTAGCCAGCCCGGAACGATGGCTAAGATTCGCGCTGAAATGGCTAAGCACGGCGGGATCATCTTCGATGAAACGACATCGCATATCCACGCGAGTTCCTATCCCGACGGGACGAGCGCGAAGCCGCACCCTGCGCTCCTGCGGGCGCTGCGCGATCGGCGTCCCGTCAAGCCGAAGGTTCACGTCACGGTCCAGGACAACACCGCCGGGCGCACGTCGGTCGTGATTAACGGAGCGCGCTGGTGAGTAATTCAGCCGACGCCTACATGGCGCAGTACAACCTCGCCTTCCAGGTGTCGCCGATCATCCTTCAGGACGGGATCGCGAAGGGCGGCCTCATCCCGATCATCCAGTTGTACGGGCAAGTCGGGAATCTCGCGCCGTCCGCATCGGTCAACGACTTCTTCGCGCAGTATCTGCCGCTGCCGGGCTCCACGCTGATCTCGAATACGGTCGGTATGTATCCGTTCGCGAACCAGACGATCGCCGCGAACGCGGTCATCCAGCAGCCGCTTACGCTCTCGATGAAGATGATCGCACCGGTCAACCAGCAGGGCGGCTACCTCACGAAGCTGGCGACGTTCACAGCGCTCCAGGGCTCGCTACAACTCCACAACGCGTCGGGCGGGACGTACGTGGTCGCGACGCCCGCGTTCGTCTACACGAACCTGATTATGACCGGCATGGAGAGCCTGCCCAGCGATGACGCCCAGCAGCAGATCGAATGGCAGCTCGACTTCATCGCGCCGCTGCTCACGCTCGCAGCGGCGGCGGCAGCGCAAAACAACCTCATGGCGGCCGTGACGGGCGGGGGGCAGATCGTCGGAACGCCCGCGTGGACGCCGAACCAGCAGCAGGCGCTGTCGCCCGGCCTGCCTGCCATTCTCGCGGCGCTCGCGGAGTTCGGCGGCAAGGTATGACCACGATTGCGTTTGCCCCGAACAGCCAGAACGCGCCGCCCTTCTCGGCGCTCGTTACGCTCGACGGCAACAGCTACAGCCTCGTCACGATGTGGAATCTGTACCGCAAGTGGTGGTACGTGAAGCTCACCGACCAGAGCGGCAACCTCATCGTCAATCAGCCGCTGATCGGGTCGCCGCCGGATGCGGATATTCTACTCGCGCCGGGAATCTTCGTGACGTCCACGCTGCTGTTCCGTGTCTCGACGCAGCAGTTCGAGCAGAATCCCTAGATGCGCTTCTACGACATTTCGGTGACTCCAGCGCAGACGCCCGCGAGCCAGAGCCCGGCCGCCTTCCGGCATTGGACCTCGCTCGTCAACGGCCAGAACGACCCGGGCGCGCTCGACATCGAACTCGACTTCCTCTCGTTCGCGAACGCCAGCGTCGGCAACGACGGCTCGACCATCACGATCCACGGCGTGCCGCTGACCGACATCACGCAAGCGTCCCAGTTCGCCGGCATGAACATCGCGGTCAAGGCCGGGATGTCGAAGGGCCTGCCGCTCGCCGATCCCTCGCAACAGGGGCTGATCCTCAACGGCGAGATACTTCAGTCGTGGGCGAATTGGGTCGGCACGCAGATGGACCTCAACTTCCTGGTCTACGCATCGACGTACACATACGATAAGCCCGGCAACTTCGTGCTCGACTGGAAGCAGGGCGACGATATTCAGATCGCGCTCAAGAAGACGCTGGGGGTCGCGTACCCGGACCTCGGGATCGTCTTCTCTCTCTCGAAGCCGTACATCCTGACCCGGCACGTCGGTCACACGCACTACACCCTCGCGGGACTGGCGGCGCTGATCGCGTCGACCACGAAGACGGCGACGTTTCCCGGTGTGCAGGTATCGACCCCGATCAATAACACGATCATCGTCTCGGACGGCCTAACGCAGCAGAACCCGAAGACGCTGAACTTCGACGATATGGTCGGCCAGCCGACATGGATCGACAAGGCGACGATGATCGTCACAACGGTCATGCGAGGCGACATTCAGATCGGCGACTTCATCAAGATGCCGAAGGGACTATTGAGCGCGCCCGGGACCGTTACGATCGCCGCGTCCGCCGTTTCGGGGACCACGCAACTCGACTTCCAATCCGCGTTTCAGGGGCAGTTCAACGTGCAGGCCATCCGGCATGTCGGCAACTTCCGCAGCCAGGCAGGAGCCGACTGGGTGACGATCTTCAAGTGCGCGCCGCGATCGGCGGTCAGCGGCACTTCTCCCACGGGCGCCCTGCCGGTGGGCTTCGGTGGCTAACGACGACAAGCTCTGGGTCCAGCAGAACCTCCCGGCGATCGCAGCCACGCGCGCGGCGGCAGCGATCCAGCAGACCGGCCGCGCCCTCCCGTGTCGGGTCATCGCGGTCAACCCCAGCGACCCCGGGACCGGCGACCCTCTCGGCTACGGGTTCGTTCAGGTCCAATTCGAGCTCACTGTGCCGTACACGAAGCCGGATGGGACGGCGGCCAGCTACACGCTCCCGCCGCTGATCCTGCCGAAGGCCGAGAGCCAATGGCTGCGCGCGCCGACGCAGGTCGGGGATTTCGGGATGACCGTCCCAGCCGACACGTTCCTGGGCGGCATCAGCGGCCTGGGGACCGGGGTCGCGGACCTCGGGACCGACTACGGCAACCTGTCGACGCTGGTGTTCGTGCCGGTCGCGGCCACGAGCTTCCCGGCGGCCCCGGATCCGAACTCGGCCTGGGTGAACGGCCCTGACGGGGCGGTCCTCTCCGACACGGCGCAAACGGCATCCGTGACGGTCGCGGAGAACCTGGTGACCATCGTGGCTGGATCGAACACCTGGACCTTCGACGCGACGGGCCTGACGCTGCCAACGGGAATCGTCGTCGAATCTCATGTCCACAACGTCACGGCCGTCGATGCCGATACCGGGGAGCCGATTGCATGAGAACGTGGGGGCGTGTCGGTCAAATTGGCGGCCAGGGCGGGACCTGGACGCTAGTCCAAACGGACGTCAACGGCGATAATTCAAACGTCTATCTGACCGCGCTCGTCCAGGTGCTGCGACTCAATCTTCTGGAGAGCCCGTTCTGGTCGAACTACGGCATCCCGGCGTATCCATCGGTTATAACTCAGGTCTTCCCAGATTTTTACGCCTCGGCAACGCAGACGCAGTTCGCTCCCTTCTTCGCATCGCTCACGATCATCCGCGTGCAAGGCTCATTCCCGCCTCAATATAACGTCCGCGCGCTCTGTAACTCCGGTGCGATCTTGACGACCGTGGTGGCGACGTGAGTTACCGGGGAGCGTACTACGTCTACATGCTGTTCCGTCCTAGCGGCGAGCCATGCTACGTCGGGAAAGGTAAGGGTGGCCGATATAAGCGCATGGACCGCCCCCACAACACACACCTTCAGCGCATCATCGACAAGGCCGGTGGCAGACTTACGTCGATCAAGTTCGCCGAATATCTGCCGGAAAGCGAAGCGCATGAACTAGAGATCGCGCTGATCGCCGAGTTCGGCCGCGCCGGGAACGGCGGAATCTTGGTGAACGCGACGACCGGCGGTGAAGGAATGTCCGGCGTCAAGAAATCGGCGGCTACCAGGGATAAGATCAGCGCGACGAAGCGCGCCAAGTCAACGCCGCAAGAGCGATTCTGGGCGCACGTCAATAAGTCAGGCCCTACAATGCCAGGCATGGATACAAACTGTTGGCCGTGGACCGGGCACTTGAATGAGGACGGTTACGGGAAGCTCAATCTGCGAATCCATGGCTATTCAAATATCGCGCCCAGAGCCGCCTACCAGATATGCGCCGGGCCGTGCCCTCCACTCGACGTCGACCTGATTTGCGGGAATCACGCTTGCGTGAGGCCCGAGCATATCGCCTTCGTGTCACGTCGGGAAAAGGGCGCCCGTGGAATGAGCGTTCCGGCGCGCAATGCACGAAAGACACACTGCAAGCGCGGGCATCGATTCGACGAAGAAAATACCTACCGCCCGGCCTCACTTCGCGGGCGCGCACCAAAGCGTGAATGTCGGCCGTGCAAGGCCGTTCATCACAAGACGTACATGGCTAAGCATGGCGATAGGGTGCGGGCCAGGGCGCTGGCTGGATATCATGCTCGAAAGAACGGTAAGGCGGCATGAGCGGAACCCCACTCCTGTTCACCGCAGCCGGGCCAGTAGCTACTCCCCCGGCGACGCTCCAGCAGGCGCTGATCGCCGCGGTCGCTGCTACTAATCCGGGATATACCGCGAACTTGCCGGGCAGCTTAATCGAGGACCTGAGTTCGACCCAAGTCGGGTCAATGGTCACGATCGACCAAGCCCGCGTCGACGCCGTGAACAACGTCTCGCCGTACGCGATGAACCCGTACGTGCTCGCGCAGTTCGGCCGGCAGACGGGCGTTCCGCAGGGGCTGGCGGCGAACGCGAGCGTCTACGTCGTGTTCTCCGGGTCGGCCGGGTACGTCATCCCGCCCGGCTTCGTCGTCTCGGACGGCACGAACAGCTACGTCATCCAGGACGGCGGCACGATCGCGAGCGGCGGGAGTTCGCAGCCCCTCTTCGCAGTCGCGTCCACCCCGGGCTCGTTTGCGATTCCAGCGAACACCGTCACGGCCATCGGCACGTCGGTCCCCAGCCCGTACGCGCTCACCGTGACCAACCCGCTCGCTGGCACGGCGGCACTCGCGCCCGAGACGACCGAGAGCTACCGCAGCCGCATCCTGGCGGCCGGTCAGGTCGCCACGACCGGGACGCCGACGTACCTCAAGACGCTGCTGTGGGCGGTTCCCGGCGTCAACGTGAGGCTCGTGCGCGTGCTGCAAGTGGGCGCGGCCTGGGAGGTCATCTGCGGCGGCGGCGATCCGTACCAGGTTGCGGGCGCGATCTACGCGGGTGTCAGTAACGTCGGCGGGCTAGTCGGATCGCAGACGTCGTCGCTGCGGAACGTCAAGGTCACGATCTACGATGCGCCCGACGATTATACGGTCGTGTTCGTGAACCCGCCGGTGCAGACGGTCGGCGTAGCGGTCACATGGAATACCACACTGCCCAATTTCTCGGCCGGGGCTGCGGTGAATCAGTACATCATCGGCGCGACGCAGGCGTACATCAACGGGATCGTCGTCGGTCAACCGATCAACCTGCTTGTGTTGAGCGAGCAGATTCAGGCCGCGATCTCGTCCGTGCTCGCGCCGATCAACCTCACCACACTGCAATTCACCGTGAAGATCAACAGTGTCCCGACGCAGCCGACGGCGGGAACGTCGATCATCCCGTCAGATCCAGAGGCGTACTTCTTCATCTCGGCCTCAGCGGCTACGTCCGTGCAAGGCTGACGAATGGGCTGGCTCACTACCGAAACAGGCCAGTCGCTGCTCACGGAAACCGGCGAGCAGATACTCCTTGAGGGTGCGCCATATCTCCCACTCCAGACTACGATTTTGTCGTTTTTGTACGAGCAGTTCAACGACGACTCCGACCTCAACGCGTTCGTCGCATCGTTCAACGCAATCGCGCAGACGTACCTCGACTGGTTCAATGCGACGCCGCTAGCGGTCTACACGAACCCGAACATCGCGGGCCCGCTGCTCGATTGGATCGCGCAGGGCATCTACGGAATCGCGCGGCCGGTGTTCTCGTCGCAGACGACGCAGTACATCGCGGGGCTCAACTCGGGGCCGCTCAACGCGCGCGCGGTCAACGGCCACCTGTTCCTACAGAGCGGTACCGCGACGATCGCGACGGACGACTACTACAAGCGCGTCATGACCTGGTGGCTCTACACCGGGACGTCGCGCCGCTTCAACGCCACGCTCCTGCGGCTGAAGGTCGCGCGGTTTCTGTACGGTGTGAACGGCACCGACGTGACGCTTGACCAAGCGCAGAGCGTGCACGTCCAGCCGGAATCGGTGACGCCGCCGGGGCCGCCGGTGCTGTCCGATACGATGGCCGGGGGCGCGATCGCAGCGCGGACGTATGGCGCGCGGGCCTCGTACGTCACGCCGTTGGGCGAGGGACTGGCGGGCGCGGCGGCCGCGCTGACCGTACCGTTCAACTACCGACTGGGCGTGGCGAGCCCACCGGCGGCGAACGGCGCGACCACCTGGAACGCCTACGTCGGCATCCTGTCGACGAACCCCGGCAAATTCATCGCGGGGCTCAACAGCGGGCCAGTCAACGCGGCGCCGGTGAACGGGACGAACAAGCGCGGTGTCGCGCCGCCGACCCGCCAGAACACGACGCCCATCCCGATCGGCACGAATTGGCTCGAGCCGACGAGCGGGCTGATCGCTGGGCTCCCGCTGCCGACCCAGGACGAGACGAACACGCCGGGCAACTTTCTCGTGACGATCCCCGGCGGGACGGCCTCGTCTATCTTCCAGCAGGCATTTGAGCAGGGTCTGCTGGCGTTCCCGTTCCAGCTCAACGCTACGATTGTGGTGGCCTAATGCCGAACGTCTGGTCGAACAACTGTAACAGCACTTTGGCCGCGGCTGTCACCACGACGAGCCAAACGACGATCACGCTGGCGTCGGCCGCGAACCTGCCGACGATCACCGCGGGCGAGACGTTCGCGATCACGTTGAACGACGCTGCCACCCAATCTGTTTTCGAGATCGTCTACTGCACGGCGCGCACCGGGGCGGTCTGCACGGTCATCCGCGGCCAGGAGGGGACGGCCGCGCAGACCTGGCTCGTCGGCGACTACGCGTATGGCGCGGTCACGGCGGCGCAGCTCGGCAACTTCTCCGGCGGCCCACCGGTGGGTGCAGCGTTCCTCGATACGAGCTCGACGCCGCAGACGAAGACCGGCCCGATCACCTTTTCGGGCGGAGTCACCGGGGCTCTTCACGGGAACGCCGACACGGCCACGACGGCGGGGAGCGCGACGACCGCCGGATCGGCGACCACCGCGACGACGGCCGGGACCGCAGCGGCCCTTTCCGTGCCCTACGTCGCGTCGGTGGCGAACAGCGACGGCAGCATCACGGTCACCGACTCCGGCCCCACCGACGGCGCTACGGCTACGATCTCGGTCACTCCGGGGCACTCGGTGTTCCCGTCGGCCGGAACGTCCTCTGGGCGTGGCCCGACGAACGCCACGATCACGCTGCCGGATGACGGCCGGGCCTACACGATCGTCGTCGATTGGTCCGCGTACTGTGTCGGCGATTCGCTCTACATCGGAACGCCTTCGGGCGGCGGGACGAGCGGCTTCCAGACGGTGCAGGGCTCCGGGTTCAACTCCGGGACGCTGCGGACGCTGGCCTACTGCACCGTCGCGGCGGCGGCCGGTCAGACGCTCACCTTCGCCCTTACCGGCAGCGGCGGAACGAGCACCGCGGACGGTATCTGGCTCATCACCGCGTACCACTAGGCCCGGCAACGCCTCGCTGCGAAGCGGGTGAAACATGGGCGACGACGGCGACACGCACGGTAAGGGGCCGTCCACGGACGCGGGAAACCGCCCCGTGGAAGATCCTACCAAAAACGTACAGGCTCTCGTCGATGCGGGAATGCGTCGGCAAGACGACCTGCGCGAGCTCGAAGCCACGCATCTTCGAGAGATTGGCGCGCTACGGGCCGCCTACGAGGAGAAGCTACGGGTCGCCGAGAGCGCGCGCATCGACGCGATCCGAGCCGTCGACGTGGGCGCGGTATCGCGGGCGGCCGAGGTAGCCGCGGCGCAGGCCAGCACGCTTGCGGCGCAGGTCACCACGTCGGCTGAGACGCTGCGCGGCCAGGTGAACGCGGCGGCCATCGCGGCGGCGACGGCGCTCGCGACCGCCCTCCAGCCGATCACCAAGAGCATCGAGGACCTGCGCGCGGCGCAGTACGCCCAGCAAGGCCAGGCTGCGGCCAAGACGGAAGGCCGGGACAATAGCCAGTGGCTCATCACGCTGCTCGTCGGCATCGGCGTTGCCGTGGTAACCTACTTCATCGCCGTCCACAAGTGAGGTAACCCATTGCTCGCGATCCTCGTCTTCCTGCTCTTCTTCTTGATCGTCTTCTCGATCATCGTCTACATCGTGCGGCTACTCGTTCCGGCCCCGTTCCTCAACGTCGCGCTCGCGATCGTCGCGCTGATCGCGCTCGTCATCCTGTTCGAGCGGTTCGCTCCGATGGTCGGCCTCGGCCACCTGTCGTGAACTTCCCCTCGGCGATCCTCAACGCGTTCGGACGCCGCAACGCCTCTCAGATCACGACGTTGTTCATCCACCACACCGTCATGGTCCCCACGGCCGATGTCACCGAAGTCGACGCGGTCGACCGCGGCCGGGGCGGGTTCCTCGCCATCGGCTACAACGCGTACGTGAAGTCGACGCCGGGCGGCTGGGTCGTGCAGCAGGCGCGTCCGCTGAACGTCATCCCGGCGGCACAGTACGGGATGAACACCGAGGGCTACGCGATCGCGGTCGGCGGCAACTATCAGCCGGGCGGCGCACCGTTCCTGACGCCCTACGATCCGGCCGTGCTGCCGGTGATCGCGGCCCAGGTCGCGGCGGTCAAGAAGAAGTGCCCGAACCTGCGATACCTCTGCGCACACCGCGACGTCGCGACGATCATGGAGAAGCGCGGCCTCGACCCGGGTCTATATTCGACCGCCTGCTGCGGGGACGACCTGTACGCCCACCTCGACGAGTTGCGGACGCTCGTCGGCCTGGCGAAGTACCCCGGCCTGCCGTGAATCTCTCCCGCTTCGGAAAGGAACCTCTGTGCCACAGATAAACGCCGCCGGCCTCTCGCTCATCCGAAACTTCGAGGGCTGTAGGCTCGAAGCGTATCCGGATCCCGGAACCGGCGGCCAGCCCTTCACGATCGGCTTCGCGCCATGATGTCTTCGGAGGAGCGGTTTTGGAGTCGCGTTGCCCGGCATCCGACGGGCTGCTGGGAGTGGCTGGGCGCGAAGCGCAAGGGATACGGCAAGGTTCGACGAGGGGGACGGCCGGGTCGAGTATTTTACGCCCACCGTCTCGCGTATGGTTTTGCCGTTGGCCGCGTTGACCCGCGCCTCGATGTCTGCCACCACTGCGACAATCGAGGGTGCGTCCGCCCTTCGCACCTATTCATGGGCAGTCACCTGGAAAACATGCTGGATCGTGACGCGAAAGGCCGGAACGTCAACCTCACCGGCCAGCGACATGGAATGTCGAAGCTCTCAGACCAAGATGTTCGAGACATCCAAGGTTGCGATGACGATGCCCTGGCGCTCTCGGAGCGGTACGGCGTCGCTCGTAAGACCATCTATTACTGGAGGCAGCGTGCCACAAGTTAACGCCCCCGGCTTGCAGTTGATAAAGAACTTTGAAGGTTGTCGGTTAACTGCGTACGATGACGGAACCGGAGTCCTGACGGTTGGTTGGGGCCATACCGGCTCGGTGAACGGCAAGCCCGTCGCGCTCGGCATGACGATCACGCAGACCACCGCCGATGACCTGCTCGCCACCGACCTCGAGAAGTTTGAGGAAGGCGTCAACAAGAAAGTCTCGCACGACCTGACGCCCAATCAGTTCGCCGCACTGGTGTCGTTCGCGTACAACGAGGGCCTCGGCGCGCTCGAAGGGTCGACGCTGCTGCGCCTCCTCAATGCGGGCGACACACAGGCCGCGGCCGATCAGTTCGGCGACTGGACGACCGCTGACGGCCAGGTGCTCGAGGGGCTCGTGCGCCGGCGCGCGGCGGAACGCGCGCTGTTCCTGACGCCAGGATGACGCCCGAACAGGTCGACTCAGCGCTGCTCGACGGCTGGGAGTATCTCGAGGCTGTGAAACACGGCCGGATGCCGCCCAAAGACGCTTCGCTGGTCATCGACCAGTTGGAGGAGGCGCTGGCCGGCGAAGTCGGCTGGACGCAGCCCGAATGATCCTCGCGCTGTACGCCCGCTGGCTCGCGATCCCGGCGCCGATCCGCGAACCGATCCGCTCGTTTGCCGTGTCGGCCGCGTTCGGTCTGGGCACCGCCATTTCGACCGCGTTCACCGCCTATTTCTTCAACTCCGAGCTGCACGGGCAGACGTGGGGCGGATTCTTCCACCTGCTCACGAGCCCAGCGTTCGTCGGCGCCGCGTTCATAGCTATCGCCGCGGCGTACCGCGCGCGCCAGGGAAGACTCGCCTCGACCCAGACCGTCGAGACATCGGCCGCCGTGTCGGTTCCGAAGCCGCCGCCACCGGCAAAGATCGTCGCGGTCGAATCGGTCACCGATGCGGGCCCGCCATGAACGAACCCGAACTGCTCGCCGCGGGCGCCGCGGGCCTCGCCGCCGAACTCATCGCCAAGACGCCGGAGTTTCCAGCCTCGTTCGACATCGCGCCGACCCTCACCGATCCGCCCGTCGTCGCGGAGACGTCCGCGATCGAAACGTCCGATCCGCTCATCGCTCGCGAAGCGCAGGCGGCCGGAATCCCCGTCGTCGCCCCCGATTCAGCACCTATCCAAGTCGTCGCTGCAGCGACGGAAGGAACACCGATGACCATACAAGGCGAAATCGCCGACGGACTCGTCGCCGCGATGGACAGCCCCGCAGCGCAGGCGTATCTCACCACGCTCGTCACCAGCGGCGAAGCGCAGGTCCCCGCGCTCATCGCGAACGCGATCAAGAACAGCCCCAAGGCCAGCGGCATCCTGGGCATGGTGCTCCCGGCGATCGAGGGCGGCCTCGTCTCCTACGTCACGCAGGTGCTCGCGAAGTACCCGCCGGCCGAGGTCGTCGCGTGGCTGACCGCGATGGCGAAGGACGAGGCGCGCAACCTCGGCGGCTGAAGGAGCGCCCGGCCGCGCGAGCGTAACCTGACCGCGCGGACCCTTCGGAGACCAGAAGCCGCCTCGGCCACACACCGGGGCGGTTTCGCTTTACCTGGTCAGCCGCCCGCCAGGCCCGGCCACGACACGCGCTTGGGGGAGCGGCGGGCGACGGTCATGCGGGTTCCTCGCTGGCTGCGTGGCGCGCGGCCCGACGTTCGCGCATCCGGGCGGCGTGATCCTCGGCGTGCTGTAACTCTCGCGCGGCTTGCTCGACGCGCTTCTTCGCGAGAGCGACGAGCCGATCAGCATTGGTGACGAGGTGATCCTCGATGGTGGGCTTATCCGCGTTCATCCAGCGCGCCCCGCGGCAGACTTGCGCACCGAGCCCCGCGCCCGTTTCCCCTGCCCGCGCGCTGGCGCCGCGACGTGTTCGATCTCGCCAGCCTGGTGCGCGAGCCCGTAGCGGTGCAGCAGGTACGCAAACGCCTTGTCTGCGCCCGGGTCCTTGAAGAACTCGACTCCGAACTTCTTGTAGAGCGCGAGCGGGATCAGCGTCTTCTTCGCGTTGCCAGGCAGGCCGATCAGCTTGCGAACCTTGGCGGTGTCGACCTCGATGATGTTCAGCCAGCCGTCGGCGTAGAGCTGGTCGTACAGCCGCGACATCATCCAGCCGAGTTCGTAGAGGTGGCCTGCGCCAGCCGCGGAGTAGAGCATTGGCGCTTCGATGTAGATGAACGTGTCGTCCGCCTGCGCGCCGCGTGCGTTGCACCAATCAGCGATCGTGCGGGCGAGCGCCCACGTCCGGCGGCGCGTCGACAGCGCGCGTTCTTCGCCGTCCTGGGTGAGCGGCGCGAAGGCCAGCGCGTGATCGGTGCCGTCGGAGAGTCCCGTGGCCGTGAGGGAGGGGTCGATTCCGAAGACGGTCATGGCTTCAACCCTCGCGAGTCGCGATCGGCGTCGTCGGTGTACGGCTTGAGCGACGTCCCGTGCTGATCGCGGATCGCATAGCCGTAGCGGTCGACGCTACGCGGGAAGTGTGAACTCGGCAGATCGCGCGCCGCCCGGCGTTCTTCGACAGCCGCAGCGCAGCCAAGGCACTCCTTCGCGCCATGAACGGAGCCGCCGCAGGTGTGCTCGATATGGCTCACCCGAGCGCCGCCCGAATCCGGCGCAGGCGGCGAGCGCGGTCCATTGCCTCGATGCGGGCCGCCGCGCGGATGTGGTTATCGTACAGGTTGTCGTCGTCGCGTTGTCGCCACGAAGGCGAGGTGACTAGAGAATCGCTCTCCGCGTCGGCGATCGCGCGGTCGAGGCACGCCAGGTCCTCGTCGCGCTCCGGCCACGGCTGCGCGGGTACCGGAACCGGCCCGCCGATCAGCCCCGCCCGTCGTGCCTCGTCGCTGCTGATGATCGCCATCAGCGCGCACCGGCCGAGCGAGGATATTCCAGCCAGCGCCGCCCATCCAGAACCGCAGCCTCACCACCGCGCTTGTCGCGCGGGCCGCCGAGTTGCTTCAGGAAGAACGGGATGCCGGCCGCAACGCAACGGTCGCGCAGGTCGCGCGCCCAGGCCGGTTCCATCGGTCGCGCGCCGTGGCCGGATTCGCCGCCGCAGACGAGCCAGTCGATCCCGGTCAGGTCAACGGCGTCGAGCGGTCCCAGCAGCGGCTCCGCGCTGATCCAGCGCACCGCAGCGGGCGTTTCGCGCAGCATGTCCGCGCGCCAGGCGTAGGCGTTCGATTCGATGCTGACGCCCCACCAGACGTTTTCGGCCCGCTTGTAGAAGCGCAGCAACGAAGCTACGACGCGCCGCATCCGCTCGGGGCGCTTCGTGAGAACGAGGAACTCGTGCTTCGGTGCGCCGAGCATCGCGAGATACAGCAACTCGATCTCCTTGTCGGGAACGCCGCGCAAGAATACGTCGCTCATGCTGTTCACGAAGAAGCGCGACGGCTTGCGAACTCGCAGCAGCGCGTCTAGTCGGTCCATGTGCATCGTGAGATCGAAGCCGTGCTCGAAGGCGTGACCGGGAACGCCGCGCCACCGCTCGGCGAACGTCTCGGCGTAGCAGTGGTCGCAGCCGGGCGATACCTTCTCGCAGCCGGTCCACGGGTTTAACGTACGGTCGGCCCACTCGATGGAGGTGACGCTCACCGCACCGGCCCCGTCGGGAACAGCGCGTCGGGGGCGGTCGCGCGCTTCTTCGCCTTCGACCCGGCCGTCATTTTGCGCGCGGCCTCGTCGCCGTGCTTCGTAGCGCGGTGCTTCGCCACGTCGGCGAACGAGCGGTGACAATCCTGGCAGACGCCCGCGTTTGCGCGCTTCAGGATACGCTTCGCCTCGCGCCGTTCGCGCTCGGCTAGCCTCTCGGCGGCGTCACGTTCGCGGCGGGCAAAGTCGCGTTCCGATTCGGCCGTTAGTAGCCCCGCGCGCAGCTTGTCGATCTCCCGGCCGCCCTTCGGGAAGTGCAGACTGTGCCCGTTCGGGCAGAACCATTGACGGCTGTCGTCTTCTTCCGCGCGGTCGAGAAGAATCTGTGGCAGGGCGTAGGCGACCGCGCAGACGGGGCACGCTTTCGTCGTCAGCGTGACGGAATAAGTTAGCGTGCTCATTCGTCGTCCCCGCCCGCAAACAGCGGGCCATTCCCAGCCGGTGCAATCCCGCCGCCCCACGATGTGATCGCGTGGATCAAGCAGACCTGCGCGAGCGTCTCCGAATGCTGATGATCCAGGTTGCACGTATTCTTGCGAATGTGCCGCAGCACGGTAGCGTGGGTGCAGTCGACCTCAACGGGGCTCCCGTCGTCGTCCGCGGTCATCTTCCCGATGCACGCCTTCCCGGCGCTAATCCCGCCGATCTCGATCTCGGCCGCGTCGATCTTCGCCTGCAAGGCAAACACCCACGCGACGTCGACGTGCGGATCGCGCCACAACGCGGAATAGTCGCGCGCTGGCGGCTCCTCTTCGCGCGCGGGCGGATCGTGGTGAATGTTCGCTTCGCGGCCGTCGACTTCGCCGCGGCGCTTGCGCGTCGCCTTCGGCGCTTCGGTCATGAGCGGATGCCCGTCCTCGGTGAGCAGCACGGCGCCGCCCTCGGTGAGAATCGGCTCGCTTCCAGCTGCGGCCTTGATCTTTTTGGCCTGCAACTCTTTGGCGAGCTTATTTCGGTACGCCAGCGGCGCACCGCAGTTCTTGTCGTGATCGACGTTCGGATCGGCGATGCGGTTGTCGCAGCTATCGCAGGTGACGTACACGCGCTCGGCGGTTGCTGGCATTTCGGAGCCTTTCATTGGGCGACCGTTCCCGGTGTTGGGAACAGGTCTGCGGGGTCGTCGCTGGGTTGGAAGTCCATCCCGATAGTGCGCGCGGCCTCGGGCCGGTTGCGCTCAAACCAGGGGGTGACGGGGAACCCGTCGTCTTTGGCCTCGCACCACAAGGCGCGAGCGCCGTCGAAGTACATCGGCACGTAGCCGGTGTCGCCGTCACGCGACTTCACCACCACCAGCTCGCCGATCGTCGGCTTCTGCATCGGATCCTCGCGGTACGGGAAGATCGCCGTGTGCGCGTGCCCTTCGACGTTCCCGCCGTCGCGGATCTGCTGGAGCGAGGTGAACGACGGCCGCCCGGTGGCCGTGCGGTTGAGGTGGATCAACGCGAACACCGGGCAGCGAAACTCGGCGCCGAACGCCAGGAGCCGCTGGTACGTCTCGTCGAGGGCCTCATGCTTCGTTTGGCGCCCGCGCGGCTTGGCCTCGTCCAAGAACAGCACGTGGTCGATCACGACCGCGGCGAGCGATCCGCGCCGCCGTACGATCTCCCGGGCGTTGCGATACAGCATGGCGATCGACCGCTCTTTCTGGCCGGTCACGTACACGGCGAGCGGTGAGAGTTCGCGGCTGGCGATCGCCACCCGCTGGCGCTGCTCGCTCGTCAGCTCCGCCAGCCGCTGCGCACGGGCCGAGGCCGTCGACCGCTGCGCCAGCCTGCGCCGGTCGATCGCCTCTGCGCCCATTTCGATCGACGCGAACAGCACCGGGCCGTAGGTGTCCGCGATGAAGTCGGCCAGGGTGATCCCAAGGCCCGTTTTGCCGGTCATCGGAGCCGCTGGGACGACGACAAGCTCGCCTGGGGCAAACCCACCCACCCGCCGGTTCACACCCGCCCAGGGCGACAGGATGACCGTCTGGCGCTCGCGATTCGCGATCCCGGCCGCCAGCCGGCCGACTCGCTCGTCGGGCTCGTCCAGCCGGAGCGCGCCGATCCCGCGTTGCGTGACCGCCGAGAGGGCTTGCTCGGCGTCGAGCATCGTGGCCGCGATGTCGTCCTGGTAGCCGAGCTCGGTAATCTCGGCGCCGGCGTGAATCATCGCCCGGGACATCGCCTTCTTGCAGACCACGTCGGCGTAGTACGCCGTCGACGCCGCCGACGGGACCGCGTTCATCAGGTCGTTCAGGTACGCCATGCCGCCGACTTTGTCGAGCATCCCGCAGGCGCGCAACTCCCCGGCCAGTGCGACCTTGTCGAGCGGTTCGCTGCGGGCGTACAGCCGCGAGAGCGACAGAAAGATCGTCTCGTGCAGGGAGGCGTAGAAGTCGCCCGGGTACACGTACTCGAGCGCGACCTCGAACATCGCGGGGTTGACCATGACGGCACCGAGCAGGGCCATTTCGGCTTCGAGGTCGTGCGGCGGGATGCGGTCGTGGCCGTGAGTGGTCATGCGGGGACCCAGCCCAGCGCGGCGAGCAGTTGGGCTCCGATCCACTCGGTGTAGGCGGGCGGGATCGCCTCGTTGACCTCGGCGCGGTGGTAGCCCATAGCCGCACCGCCGCCGCAAAACAGGTCGAGCAGCCGAGGACGTCCGTTCATCGCAGCGGCCGGTTCACGGGCTCGCCCCAAGCGATCGGGCCTTTGGCGAGCGGGCTGCGGGTGAAGTTGTCGTCATAGGCCCGGGGCCCATCTTGCGCTGCGCTCTGGACGACCCGCAATGCGGGCCGGTCGCCGACGCCCTTCCACTCCCAGGCCAGCGCGAAGCTCCGAACGGTTGCCGCGCGCTCGAACGTCCCGGCTTGGACGGCATCGAGAAAGCGGATTGCCCTCGCCTTGACCTCCGCGGGCGGGTAGCTGTCGAGCAGAATCTTGGCCTTCTCGAGATCGGCGCGCATGGCGCTCGCGGTCGCCTTCTCGCCGCGTTCGTGAACCGGAATCAACCCGCGTTCGACCGCCTCGGATCGGAACCAAACGGCGAGGTCGTAGGGTGGATTAGGCTTCCGTTCGTTCTTTGCTTTCGGCGATTCATCGCCAAGAGACGAAGTCTCTTGAAACCCAGGTAGAACGATAGGCAACGGCTTAGACGACTCCTTTGTGATCCGCGGGCGCTCGCGTAGCCGTGCCGGGGTGTTGCCGGGGTGTTGCCCGGCGTGCTCAGAATAGTTGCCGGGGTGTGCCGGACTGTTGCCCGAGGTGTTGCCCGGCAACACTTTGAGCGTGGCGGCGATCTCGGTCCAGCGGACCGCGCGCCCCTTTTTTGATCCCGCCGCTATCACGGCGGCAACCGTGCGGATCGACGGTTTCTCGCCGAGCGCTTCGAGCAGCGCGACGGCTGCGGCGACGACCGGATTAGGGCTCATGGATTAGTCCCGCAAGAACAGTCCGATAGCGGGACGCGGACCGCGCCATTCCCCTGAAGCGCATATGCGCGCGCGGCGCCGCAGGAACAGATAAGCATCGTCGGCTCGGTGTTCGATCCAGCGCCCGGGCCCGGACGTCGCTGGTCAGCGATGGGCCGGCAAATACGAGGTCGCTTCACGACGCCTTCGCCAGTTCAGCCGGGCACTCGGCGGCGTGCTCGCGGCCCGCGCGGCGCGCGTCCTGGAGCTTCTCGTGGTCGCCCAGGTCGGCGCCGCATTCTTCGCACCGGGCGCGATATGTCCAGTCGATGCGGACCGTTTTGGACGCGCGCTGGCTCGCCATATGAAGAAACCCTCGTCTGGGTATGCGCCAGACGCGGGCTCTCTCTTCGAGCTGACCGTGATGGCGCTGAGTGATCCGGTGATGGTCGGATGCTTCTCAGCACCCATCACTGTCGAGCGTCGTCGGGGAGCTACCCCAATCAGCTCGCGAGGCCGGTCTACGGCGCTGGCCCGCCGCGCTCCTTCTCGGGCGGATCGGGTTCGGGAATGAAATCCCACGGCACCGGAATCGGGGCAGCGCCTGCGTCAACGAGAAGAGCCCAGCCCGCACAGACCGGCTCCTCGCCGTTCACCTTCGGTTCGTGTACGCAATAGAATGGCTCACGTTCGAGCGCACACTTCGTTGCGTTAAGGACGGTCACGCCCGAGGTATTCGCGACGGTCCCGAACCGGAAAACGCAGTCGTGGCACCGCTCGCGAACCTGCGGCTTCTCTTTCGCCACGGCGTCGGCAAACCGGGCCATGTGATAGCCAGCCTCGCGTTCCTCGACGCTCGGTTCGTGCAGGCGCGAGTCGATAATGTCACCCATTGCCGCGTTCCTTCACGGGCTGAGACTCCGGAGCAGCGTTTGCAGGATCGATTTCAATTCCCGGAGCGTTCGCGATCGCTCGCGCAAGTTGTCCAGTACCGCCTGCGCCGCGATCACTTCGCTCTTGCGCAGGTCCTTGGAAGCCGGGTCCTCGCGGTCGGCCAGCACGAGCGACTGCCGCGCACGCGCGAGCCGGTTGCGGGCCTTGATCGCCTCGTTCCCGACCCGCGCCATCTCGGCCATGATCTCGTTGAGCGCGTGCGCCTGTTCGTGTGCGGCGAGCGCGTTGAGCTCGTCCGCCGACAGGCGTTCGACCGCGAGGAGCCCGGCGACGACCATCGCTACGGGCTCTCCGGCCAGGAGTCGTCGCTGCCGTCTTCGAGCGCGGCTGCGTCGTCGTGATGCACCGCGGCCCGCTGCGGCGGCTTGGTGGCGGTAGCGGGTTTCGCGGCGGGCTGGTCCTTCGCAGCCGCGGCCGGCTCTTTCTTGGCGGCCGGGAGGACGTTGGTGATGTCGGAGTACCCGCGGTCGTTCGTATCGACCACCACGCGGCACTCCCGGCCGCGCAGTTCCTCTTCGTCGAGGCTTTTCTGCGCCGGGTCGCCGCACCGAACGCCGGTCGTCGCTTCGAGCATCTTGGCGAATGCGGACCACTGCTTGTTCTGCGTGTTCTGGCCGAACGAAATCGTGTACCGGCGCTTGAGCGTGTACTCGCCCACGATGAACAGCACGTCGACGAGGTTCTTGCCGTTGTCGTTGACCTTGGGGACGCCGTTATCGGTCACGATATCGGCGGACTTGATCATCGCGAAGTACATGCCGGGCTCGACGACCGGGGTGGCGTTGGCGTCATAATCTCCGAAGGGAGGCATATCAGGTTTCTGCTTTCTGTCGTTCCAGATGGAAGCGGACGGAGAGGATGTGGGAGCAACCGCGCCCAGCGCGGCACGAGCAGGAATAGTCGTTCAGGAAAGGAGCGCGCCGGACGTCGTAGGTCCCGGAATCGCCGGCGACTTGGTAGGAGCCGTCGGCGCGCGCAAAGACGCACAGGCGAGCGGCTTTCATGGCGAGGTCGGGGTTCATCGTATACCGGCGTTCACAGCGGTTCTCCGGTTTCGAGATTGAAGGGAACGGAGCATCGACCGAAGCGCGGGTATCCCCGTTTACGATCGCGCAGCGACTGAATCCACCCGTCCAGGTAGTCGCGTGCGAGGATCATCATGCGGAGCGCTACGTCCTCGGGTTTCATGCGCCGGACCGTCGAGCCGTTAACGTACGTCACCCGGTCGTTCATCTCGTTTTCGATGACGCGCTCTGCGCCCGCAAGCGCATCGGCGATGTACCCCGCGACCGGCCCGACCGGAAGGCCAGCGCCGCGAATCGGTACGACGACGTGAGCCTCATTCTCCGTTGCCTGTCTGGCGTTTTCGGGCTTGGCGGTTTTCATCGTGCGCTCCTTATTGCGTTCCAGACTTCGCCCCACGTCTCATCGGAAACCGCGCCGGTTAACTGCTCCGCCATGAAGCGAACGACTCGCTCGGGCAGGTGGCGGACAATCCACCACGCGGCGCGGTTCAGCGGGTCACGGGCCATCGCGTTGAATAGCTCGTCGTCGGTTTTCATGCGGAGCCTTTCGAGCGGGCGATGAGCGTGGCGATACTGTCGTACGCGCGGCCAATGACGGAAGGGGCTTCGGTGTACGGGTTGTCGTCGTCGCATTCGTCCGCGAGCGCGTCGCGGATGCGTTCCAGTTCGGCAACGTCCTCGGCGTCGAGGTAGACGGCCCGCGCGAAGAGCGAGAGGTTCCGCAATTCGCAGCAGACGGAGGCGACCTGGTTAAGGCAGGAGTACGTCACCATCGCATCCGGCGGTGCGACATCCGTAACGATGCCGAACCGATCGTCGACTTTTCCCGAGTAGGGGTCCGTCCATCGAACCTTGTCGCCGACTTGGAACGACGCGCTGGGAAGGGTCACGGGCTCAGAGGGCGTATCGTTCACGGGCGTTCCTTTGCAGAAGGGAATCGAGCGGGACCGAAGGGCAACCTCGGTCTCGTTCGCGTTTCAGGGGGCGGTGCGCGCGGCCCGGCTTCGGTCGGCCAGGTCGGCCCGGTAGGCGGCATCGACCTCCATTCGGGCCTTCGCGATCGCCACGGCGTCGTCCGTCGATCCGCCGCGCAGCGCGGCCAGGGCGAGGGCGAGCGGATGGTGGAACCCCGCTCCGGGCAGCGCTCGGCCGTTCTTCCAGGCCGAGACGGTCACGCGGTTCGCGCCGACGTGCTCGGCCAGTTCGCCGGTGCGGAAGGGGTCCAGGAGCGTCGGGATCGCATCTGCCATGCCCGCATGATAATCTATTGTCGCCCCGTTGACAAGCGTTTGTCGTGGGATTATAGTGGGAGAACCTTCTGCGAGAGGACGCCAACGTGACCAAAGCCACCGCCCAAAACTTCCAGATCAACCCGGCCGGATATGCCTCGGCCCTTGCGGCTAAGGCCGCGATCGGCGAATGGTTCGCCTCCCGGCACGGCGCCGGTTGCGACCGCCTCCGCGCCTTCGTTGCCTCCGCGACCAACGGGCGCACCGACGTCCTCGCCGACGTGACCGCCAAGGGGACCGTCCGCGACATGCTAGGCGCCCTGCTCCTCATGCAGAACCGCGTGGCCGCCCGATGACCGTCAGCGCCGCCCCAACCTTCACCCCCGCCGAGCTCGCCGCTGTCATCCTGGCCGACGAGCCCGACACCGTCGACGCCCCGCTCGGAACCGATGCGTGGACGACCACGGTCGGCGCGCTGCTGGCGGCGAGCAAGCTGTTCGGCGCCGCGCCGTACATCGGCAAAACCGTCGCCTACGCGTGCCGATTGGTCCTCGGTGGCTCCCCGCCCGCGACGATCACGGGCAGCGGTGGGACCGGGATCATCCGGTTCTCGCGGCCGACGCGGTTCGCGAAATGCTCCTGCGGCAAGACCGTGCCGACCGAACTCGTCCGCAAGCAGGGCATGTTTGAGGACCTGGGCCCGACCTCGCGCAACGCGACCGACACCTGCGTCTGCGGCCGGTCCCGTAGCGTCCACGAGGACGCCGAACTGCGCCAGAAGCCGCACGTCGCGCGGGCGCTCGAACGCTGCGGTGGCGTGTTCCAGCCGCTCGGCGCGATGCCGTTCGACTCGTTCTACTGCGGGTGCTACGACTGATGACGCCCGCCTCACTCGATGCCCGCGCGCCCGGTGCGAAGGTGTACTTCAAAGCTGTCCAAATTGACGGCTATTCCTTCCAGGGCAGCCCGAAGGTGCTCTACGAGGTCGGTGTGACGGTCGTCCCGGCGCCGCAACGCGAGACGAGCGGAGCGCCGCGCATCTGCGGCCCCGGCTACCTACACGCATCCAACGCCGCGGGCGAAACGCTCATCGGCGGATCGTGGCCGTGCCGGCTGTTCGAGGTCACCGGCACGCCGGTCGCCGGATTCGACGGCGAGCATACGCACAAAGGTGGCTTTCTGTCGCTGACCATCGAGCGGGAGATCGAAGCGCACCGCGCGCTCGGTCCGAACGGCGCGCAGGTCGTGGCGTTTATCGAGCGCCTGAAGACCACGACGGAAGACGACTGGACGGTCGTCATACGCGAGCGTCAGCGAGCGTCCGGGGACGCCGCCAGGGCCGCCGCCAGGGCCGCCGCCGGGGCCGCCGCCGGGGCCGCCGCCTGGGCCGCCGCCAGGGCCGCCGCCGGGGACGCCGCCGGGGACGCCGCCAGGGCCGCCGCCAGGGCCGCCGCCTGGGCCGCCGCGCTCGCGCTTGTCGCGCGCGACAAGCTCTCGCTGGAGCAATTCGCCGTGCTCTACAAGCCTTTCGCCACGGTCATCCCGGCGGACTCCCTCTTAGCCGAGACGCAGCCGGAGGTGACGAAATGACGCCTCCAATAGAGGACCCACGCCTCATCGTCGCCATCGCGCTCGCGGGCCTTGCCGCGCTGCTGTTCGTCACCTACCACGTCGGCCGCTGGCTGGACGCCGCGTACAACCAGGGCTACGACCCGAGCGCCGAACGGCGGCGGGTAGCGCGCTCAGCCGCGATCGTGGACCCCGATCCGCTCTACGACGAAACGGTCGCGCTATGATCGCCGGTCTCATCTGCATTATGATGGGAGCGGTTGTTTTCGGCCTCACGCTGTGGGCCGCTGGAGCGCCGCATCCCGAGTTGCCGGCGACGGCTGGCGACGCCTATCGCGGCGCATTTATGGCGGCTGGATTCCTCCTCGTCGTCATGGGGATGGCCTGGGCTGTTCAAAGCGGCACGAAATCGTGCTAACGCTCGCAGAGGTCGGCGCGGCCTGCGCGCTCGTCGGCTTCGTCGTCGGCTCACGGGTGGCCGCAACCGTCATCCAGCGGCAGATCGAGGCCGCAGTCGGCCCGACCGTCGCGGCGCTGATCGCCCATCGCGTCAACGCACACCTCTCGCCCGAAAGGACCAGCCCGCGTGGATAGCGTCTCGTTGGACGTGGCTGTTCGCACGGCCGCGCTGGTCCTAATGGTCGCCCTCACGGAAGTGGCGCTCGCCATATTCTTCGGCGCCATGTTCGTCGCGTCTGTAATTCGCGGGCGCGTCTCAGAAAGCGAATCCACCGATGCCTGACCCGAAAACGACCGCCGCGCCGAAACCGGCGCGCAAGCCGCGCGCGACGTGGACCCACGTCGAGGTGGCGAACCTGTTGACCGACTTCCATCACGGCGGGCTCGAAAACGTCGAGAAGCGCGCCGATCCGCTCAATAGCGACCGATACGGCCTGCACGACGCCGAATCCGCGAAGGCGAAGCTGATCGAGTTGGGGCTGGTCGCGAAGCCGGAGAAGCCGGTGCTCGACGCGAGTCTCGCCAACGGCGTGGACAAGTGGGTCACGATCGTCGGCGAGTTCATCGAGCCGCAACGCACCCTCGCCGCCCGCTACGCCATCGCCAAGCTGCGCGAGCTTCTGTCCAAGCGCGAGCGGAACGGCGCGACGTGATCGAGATTCAACTGGACGCGGTCGTGGGTTCGGATTCGGATCACTTACAGGGGCTCGCGAGCCTTCTTGCGATATACCAGGCCCTGCCTGGCTCCAAGCTGTTCGCGTCGTCGGCCAAACTGGGGTTAGGCGGAAGCTCCGTCGTTGCCTCGCTGCGCTTTTCTTTGCCGGAGAAGCCATGACCGACCTCGAGCAACGCGAAATCGTCTGCGCCACGAACGACGCCGTGTTCCGCGTCACCCGCCCGGCCTCGCGTTTCCTGTTCTGGCCGACCCTGTGCGACGAGTGCCTGCGCCACGCGTCTCCGCTTGATCGCGCCTCGCAGCGGCCCGAGGGCTACGTGGTCGACGATCGCCGGCCGCTCACGCGCTCCGAGGTCGGCGACCTGCGCGGCCGGTGGCGCGGGCGGCTGGGGCCGAAGAAGCGCGTCACCGCGTACCCGGCGGAGGCTGTGCCCGCATGATCGACGTGAAGCTCGACTCCAGCCGTGCGCCGCTCGTGCGCGCTCAGGAACTCCGTCGCGCGAACGCCGAGCACTACGGCCCGTGGTCGTCGGCGTTTCCGCATCGCGCCGACGTCGCCGAGATCCTCCTCGCGCGCCATGACGAACGGATCGCGACCGAGCCGGAGGGGCAGCCATGAACCAGCCCACCCCATCTACCGGGACGCAGCCGGAGCCGATGCCTGAAGAACGAGCGCAGCGTCAGGTCGAGGTGTTCCTGGCCGAGCACACGATCACCGACGAAATGCTCGACGCGGCCTGCAAGATCGCGAATGAGGCGTTCGGGTACGACGACGAGCGGCGGAACACCATCGTCGGGCTGACATATGCCGCTCGGATCGCGCGGAACCGTCTCGCCGCCGCGTCACCCGAAGCCAAGCCCGCCAAGCCGCGGAAATACGTCCTTGCGCTCGCCATCATGGCGCTCTCGGCGTGCGTGGCGCGACAGTCGCAACCGTCGCCTACCCCATCGCCGACCGTGCGGTTTCTTCCACCAATTTCCTACGACACCGTCATCGGACACGAGACGTTCACGAGCATCATCGTCAAACGGTCCGTCGAGTTTGTCGAGGTGAAACCTAACTACTACAAGCGCGTCACGCGGTGGACCGTTGGTGATGACGATCAAGGCACATACTCGTCGCCTGAGGAATCGGTGGCCGCTCTTTCACGGTTGAAGGGAGGCTTTGGTTCGACGTTCTCCGAGGCGTGGCGTGCATACGTCGCGCAGAAGCCGGACCTGCGATGAGCCTCCACGCCCTTACCGGACTAATCGTCCTTGTCGGGTTCGGCTTCTTTCCCGCTCTGTTATGTTCTTTGCCCGCGCAAGTGGTGGAAGGCGCGCGCGATGCGTGGTGCATCATCATCCGCGCCTGGTGGTCGCCGCGATGAGCGATCCAGCGGCCCGCGAAGCCTTGGTGGCCGAGCTTCGGAAATGGGCGCAGACGCGCGACTACGAAAACGCCGAACTGCTCTACACGGTACTCGGTGGCGCGTACCTCATGTGGCTCGGCGTCACCGAAACAAATCACACCCCCCAACCCCGCCGCCCCCGCATCCTCGGAGAAGCCGTGATGGCGGGGTTTGTCGGTTCGGTTATCGTCGGCTCAGACGGATACTGGCCGTGCAGGCTTCGTGCTAAATCAAAAGCCGCGTACTTTTCCTTGGATGGCGCGTGGTTCTGCGCGTGGGCGCTTTGGGCGCTCGGCAAGAGCGACGGATTCATCCTAACGCCGTATCGGTGCGGTCTCGCTCGCGTCCTCGTCGCCGACCCTCCGCTTTGGCGCGCGCAGAAGAACCCGTGGCGCTGGTCGCCCTGCTGGATTCTCGGCCGCGTTCGCCTTCGGCGCGGCAAGAATTACGACAAACGGAACGCGTGCGGATACTACCATCTCACGCGGTCAACGGCGCACATTCTCCCCGCCGCGAGCGAGGCTCCCGATCATGGGTGAGCAGCGGTGAGTGATTATTTCGCATCTGACGGGATAGGCGAGTTTGATGGCGGGATGGGCGAGCGGAGCGTGGTCGTTTCGCCAGTCTGCCCGGACTGCGGGCATGGGGCGCACTATCCGGTGACGTGCTGCGTAATAATGTACCGCACTTGGAACGGCGGGCGGCGGACCTGCGGCTGCAACGGGGGAGGACCGAGATGAAAGAGACGACCTTTACTGTGAAGCACGGGTCTACGCAAGTGCTCGTGGTGATGACGGCAC